GGCGGCTTGCGCACCCCCGTCGCGCAGCGCTTCCCGGCCGGTAACGCGAGAAGAGCCCCCCGACGCTGGCGAAATGCCGCGCCTTGCGCTCCCGGAGAAATCGGATCCAGGGGCAAACCGATCCAGGGGCAAACCGATCCAGCGTGACTTTTCCGACCACAGCCGTCGCCAATGCGTGTCTACGGCAGGCCGACGCGTCAACGGGCGGGTTCCGCTGGCAAGCGGCGCGGCATTGGCGAGGACCAATCACCGCGCGACACGCGACGGCGTCCTGATCGGGGATACCCACGCTGGATCGGATTTCCCGAGGCAAGAAACTCCCGCGACAACTCCAGGAGCGTCATGCCGCGATATTCGCGCGCGTGATCGCTCAAGCCGAACAGCGTCGGGCTGTAGCGATGCAGCAGCGCATTGGCGACCGCCTCGCGACGGGTCAGCCGCTCGTCACGCCCGCCGAGCGGAACCGAAACATGCGGGAAGGTCCGCGTCTTCTCGGCGGTGTCCGCCACCTTGTCGAGAATGACGCGGCGGGCTTCGTCGATGGCTACCCCGCGACCGACCAGATCTTCGGCAAGGCTGCGCTCCAGACCGAGGCGGCTTGCGAGATCGTAGATGGTGCCGACCCGCGCGCGCTCGGCCGTCTGGGCATTGGCGATAAGCGCCTGCGTATCGGGCTGGGGATCGGCCGCACGGGTGATCGGCTCGGGCGTAGCCTGCGCCGGCGTGGGGGTCACATTGGTCTCTTCCATGGAAGTCCTCATCTGTTGGGAAGCGTCGTCCCGGTCCACGACGCAGGGGATCAGCGGGTCAACCGAACGGAAGCCGGCCGCCGGATCGGCCCCGACCGGGACCGCGGAAATCTCGAAAGGTGTCCAGTCGACCGCGCGCCAGACCTCCGGCGCATTGGCGGGTCGGCTGACCTCGAAGCGATGGACCTGATAGCCAATGGAGACGGCGCGCAGATGGCCCGCCCGCACATCGGCCCAGATCGGCTCGACATCGTCGCGCTCGCTGAAGCGGACCCGGGCAATGCCCCGACCGCTATCGATCCTGGCAGTCCCCGGCACGACGGAGCCGATGACGCTGTCGAGCGTGCGGAGATCATGGACCTTGAGCAGCGGCCCCCCGGCATTGAGCCGTTCGAGCCGCACGCTGCTCGGGTCCATGCTGAGTTCTTCGTCGAACGGCTCGCCGAATAGCGGCTGCCGCCGGACCCTTGCGCCCGTCGACCAGACCACCTCGATCGAGCGATCCTGCTCGTCGAGCGTGGCCGGCAACAGGTCGGCTGCGCGGCGCATCGCCGGCAGTTCGATCGTGCCATGCATGTTGTCGTCCTTACGTAGAGGTGAGCCCTGGATCGGGCTGCATCACGCCGGTCTTGGTGACCCGGCGCGGGTCGCTGTCGAAAATCAGTCCCAGCGCATCGATCTTGGCGTTCATCGCGGCGATCTCGGCGAGCACCGCATCGGGATTGTGACCCTGCCGGGCGATGGCTTGTGCCAACGTCATGGTGCCGGACCGCATCGCCAAGAGATCGGCCATGGCGTCCTTCAGCGGATCGACCGCCTCAAAACGCGGCGGCGACCATTCGACCGGGATGCGCGGCTGCGGGAGCTTGCCGGCCGCCCAGGCCTGCTCGGTGAACCAGTCCCAAGTGGGCTGGCAGAGCATCGGGATGACGATCTGCCACTGGACCGCATCGATCAGGCGGCGAAACTCGACAAGCCCGGCACGGATCGACGAGTAATTGACCTGACTGAGATCGCCGGTCAGCAGCTCGTAGGGCATCCGGAAACCCGCCGCCACGATGTGCAGCTGGGCGCGCAGCCACTCCGCCACACCGGCCGTCGTTGCCGGCTGATTGAAGCGGATATCCTTGCCGCCGCGCGCATAGGCGATGAGGCCCGGTTCGAACTGTTCGACCCGGTTGCCGTCGGCGTCCACCACGGACGGTGCTATTCCCTGCTCGGCCTCATCGGCGCCAAGCACGATGCCGACCACGCAGGCTTCGGTCTTCTTGCGAACCAGCTCGGCTTGCGTCCAGTCGTCAAGATCGCGCAGTGCGCGCATGACCGGCGTGCCCCACGGCACGCCGCGTACCTGCATGCGCTGCTTCTCATATAGATGCACGATGTCGGCAGCCGGGATCGCAAGACTGTCGAGACGCCGCCGCGTCGTGACCACGCTGTCGCCCGGGTGCTGCGCGAACAGCCAGAAGGCACGCCGCTGTCCGAGGCTTGAGAACTCGATCCCCTGGACGACACGACCACCATCCGCGAGATCGCCATTGCGCCCGGCATCGAGCATGTCGGCTTCGAGCAACTGCAGCTGCAGCGGCACGTCCAGTCCGTCATTCGCGCGACGCGGGCGGCGACGCAGCAGCACTTCGCCTGCTTCGATCATCTGCCGACAGGCCAAGGTTTGCAGACCGAGAAAGTCGAGCTGGCCGTCGGCATCGCAGCGCGCCGACCATGCCTCCCAGAGCGCATTGACCTGCGTGTCGAGTTTGTCGTTTCCGCTGGCGGCACGGGCGATGATGCCGGAGCCGATGATGTTGTTGACCAAAACCGACACCGCCTTGGCGGCGTGCGGATTGTTGCGCACCAAATCACGCATGCGATCGCGGAGCAGCCCGCCAGCGACGGCAATCTCGCTGTCGGCCGATGATCCGGCCGCGCGCCAGCCATCGGTTCGCCGTCCCTTGGCAGCGCCGTCATAGCCGCGCGCCAAAGCATCGAAGCTCTCTCGCGCCTGCACACGGCGAAGTGCCGCCCGGGGTGCGACCGATCCGATCGCCCGGTCAAGCCAGGTGACGCGGCGCATCAGCGCTCCCCGCGCGAGAACCCGGCGAAACCGGCGACGGGGGGACGGTTTTCGGCACCCCCAGTGATTTCACGCTCGATCGTGCGGATCCGCGACAAGAGGTCGGCGGCGGAGCCGTATTCGACGGTCTTGCCGTCGTGGCTGACCCGCAATGTGCCAGACGCGTAGGCACGTCGCAGCGCATCGAGTTCCGCGTTGGTCCAGCTCATCGCAACCATCCTTTATCCACGCCCGAGAGCCAGTCGGATCGACGTTTGCCACCGGCAACGGGAACACGTACCAGCACACCGGCGGCGATCGACGCATCGGGTTTCACATCGACGATTCCTTCAGGCGCGGGTCCGACCTGATCTTCCAGATCGCGCCATTTCTCATCGGTCCATCGATCCGCGCCCGCGATCCAGGCGGCCGCCCGGGCGTAAACCCGGCAGTCGAGGACCTCGTTGCGTTCGCGAAGCTTCTGCCATTCGAGCCGCTGGAATCCCCGACGGGTCTTCACGCTCACGAGTTGCTCGGCGACGAGCTGCTTCACCCACTCCGCTTCGAGCCCGCGCGGCAGATGCACGAAGCCCGCCGGATACTGCGACCCCTCGGCGATTTCCTCGTCGGTCGGGCGCATGAGCCGCAGATGCCGATAGGTCTCGCTTTTGAACGTCGCCACGGCGACCGTCCAGAGACGGGCGCCGCGCCGCAGCTTGCGGCCGGCTTCCGTGACATCGACGAAACTCGGACCAACGACGGGTGCCGCCCGGTTGAAGCCTTCGACACCCTTCACGGGTGCGACCTGCGCATGGCCTGCCGATCGTGCCCAGGCATAGACGGCCGCTGATTCGTAGCCGCTATCGATGCCGAGTTTCGCTAGACCGAGCCGCGCGCCATGGGCATGCGGCCACGTCCTGTCGAGCAGGCCTGAGAGTTGGCTCCAAGTCTCGGCATGCTCGGGACCGCCATCGATGACGATATGATCGACGAACCAGCTGGTCAGTCCCCGTCCCCAGGCCCATACCGAGACCTCGATCCGGTCCTTCTGGACGTCGGCGCCAGCGGTCAGGAACAAACCACCACTCGGCACGGTGCCGATCTGCCAGTCCTCGCGGCGTTCATAGAGCCGTTGCCAGTCGGGCGCTTCGCCGGTTTCTATCCAGGTCTCGCCCAACACGCCGTTCTTGAAACTGCGCTTGGCTTCATCGGTCGCCAGCGACGCTTCCCACATGCGCGCGATCATCGCCCAGCTCATCCAGCCGACCGGCGAGTAGAGCGCCGACAGATGGAACCCGATCGTGCCGGGATCGGAGGCTTCCGCCGTCGGACGCCAGTCGCCGGCATGAAGCATTTCGATCTTGTGGTGCTCTTCGACTGCACCGTCGCAGGCTTCGCATTGGTAATGCGCGGTATCGGGTTTTCCCTTCTCCCAACGCAGCCGCTCGAAACGCAACCACTGCCGATGCTGGCAATGCGGGCACGGCACGAAGAAGCGTCGCTGATCGGACGCCTCAAACTCGCGCTCGATCCGCGACACGCCATGGATCGTCGGCGTCGAAGCGAGGAACACTTTCGATCGCCACGAGAAGGTGCGCGTGCGCGCCTCGGCGAGTGCGACCGGATCGCCTTCCTCGTCGGCCGAGGGCGGATAGGCATCGACCTCGTCGAGAAAGAGATAACGCGCCGGCATCGAGCGCAGTCCCACAGCGCTATTCGCACCGGTGATGACCAGAAGACCGGCCGGAAACTCCTTCGATAGGACCGTGTTGCCGGCATCCCGCGCGCGCGCCGGTTTGACGCGCTCCCGCAGGGCCGGGCTTTCGGCGATCAAGGGCTCGATGCGCTGGCGCGAGAAGCGCTTGGCAAGCTCGACGGTCGGCTGCACCGAGAGCATCGGACCCGGCGCATGATGGATGACGTAGCCGATCCAGTTATTGCCGGCCTCGGTCGCCCCGACCTGCGCGGCCTTCATGAACACGATGCGCCGCGCGGGGTGCGACGGCGACAGCGCGTCCATGATCGCGCGCATATAGGGCGTGCGATCGGTTCGATAGCGCCCCGGCTCCGCCGATGCGCGCGGGCTGAGAAAGCGATGCTTATCCGCCCATTCGGAAACCGTCAGCAGGGGGTCCGGAGT